AGACCCAGACGCTGCCGGTCTCCACCTCCCGGTTGAGGCCCCACACCAGTTCAATCAGCCGCTCGGCGGAAAAGTACATGCCCGGATTGCGCATGAAAACCTCCATCAGCTGATATTCCAGATTGCTCATGGCCTCCATACGCTCGCCGCATTGCAGCGCGCAGTGCGCCCGATCCAGCTGAAGGCCGCCGAAGCACAGCGTATCGGGCATGTAGCGCCCGCCCCGCCGTACCAGCGGATGGGCAGCTTTTTCAGATCCTCCAGCGTCCAGTCATACATCCTGTCGCTGGCCCGGAATTCTTCAATGTTAAAATAGGCCTTCATGGCCGCCACATAGACGTTCAGAGATTTTGCAAAAAACTCTTTGCGCATCTGCGGGTCGTTTTGGGCCTGGATGGCCTCCGCCAGAATGTCGGCGGGCCGGATCGTCACCCCATAGCTTGGGTTTGCCATTTCCAAAACTTCCGGATTGGTGAAATCCACGTCCCCGGTCTCCGGATCCTGGGGGGCGCAGGCCATAAAGATAAACAGTTGGTCATCCTGATTGGTGCCGTTCAGAACCTCCCGGCAGTATTTCAGCCGCCGGTAAAAGTAACTGTTCATCTTGTCCCCGGCGGTGGAGATGGCGATCATCAGCCGGTTGGAGTACGCCTTCATGGCGTCCAGAATGATTTTGTACTGCTTGGGAGACTTATAGGCGTGGACCTCATCCGCGATGCCGATGTTGCAGTTCAGGGAGTCCTGGGCGTCCGGGTTGGCCGCCAGGGCCTGAATGAAAATACTGCCTTCTCCAACCGTGCCGGAAATGCTGTGTTCCTGGTTGTTGTCGATCACCCGGAAATTCCGCTTCTCTCCCATCTCTTCCAGGTTGAACTTGATAAAATTGAAGCTCTCCAGGGCCTGCTTCAGTGCCGCGCCCACGATATAGCATTTGCTTCCGCTGCGCCGGTTGAGCAGAGAGAGGGACCACGCCAGGGCGGCAGAAAATGTGGTCTTGACATTTTTTCGGGGGATGTAGATCACCGCTTCATGGAACCGCCGTATTTTTGTTCCGGCATTCTGGAACCCCACCAGATTGTAGATAATAAACTTGTGGAACGACTGGAGTAAAAACGGCTTGCCCCGCATGGGTGTGCCGTCCAGGGCCTCTCCCTGGGCATGGACAAAGGTTTTCTCTATAATCCGGATGCAGAACTCCGCATCGGTGGGGTCAAAGTCCCACTTCGGGTTTTCCAGGTCCTGAAGGAATCGCTCACAGGCCTGTTTTAGCTCCGGATTTGCCAGCTTTCGCCCCTCCACGATGGAGTTAGCATACTCCATCACCTCCGCCTGGTTGGGGAATCTTGGTGCGCTCGACCGCTTACGGGCCACCGGATAACAGCTCCTCCAGCTTGGATTTCTTTCCCGGGGCAGGCAGTTTGCCCTCCCGCTCCGCCTTCGGGTTGAGACAGAGCCGGTCGGAGTATGCCAGGATATCCCGTCGCACTGCCTCAATGGTCCCAACCAGCGGGGATTTTTTCTCCCCCGCCGCTCCGGTGGCCGTGGCGTAGTTATATCCCGAGCCCGTGTCATATTCCCGCATCAGCCTGTGATACTGCTCCCAAAGCCCGGCGTAAATGTCCACGAGCCGGGCATATTCCGGCCGGTAAACCCCGAGTTTTTTCATCTCCGCCACGGTCTGTTTTTTGATCGTTGCCTTATTAGTAGCCGGAGCCGCCATAGCCCCTCAACCTCCTCCCCAAAAAAATCCCCCAGCCCTCGCTCTATTGGAAAGCATGCCGCCCACCGGTCTCCAAGGGGGTACTAAAGTACCCCCTTGAGGGAGGGGGGCGTATCCGCCGCCGCCAGGATTCCCCCAGTTCCGTGAGCTCGTTGGTGTCCCGGTCGTGCATAGCGTTGTGTGCCTGAGTCGACAGCGCGATTAGGTTCCACTCGCACCAGGCATACTCGGGGTAATCCTCTGCGGGCCAAACATGATGCACCGTGTTGGCCTCTATGGTCCGTCCATATCTGGCGCTCTCACGGCACAGGCACTTGTCTCGCCGCAGTACTCGCTTTCGCAGCCGTTTCCATTTTCCGCTTTTGTAATCCATGGGCTATCACCTCCAGGCAAAACAAAAAGCGCCTAAGCCACGACACCCGCAATCGGGTTGTCATAGGCTCAGGCGCTGGTCACTTTGGACGCTGGCTCAGGCGCTTCGATATTTACAAGAGTTTCCTGCCCGCATCGTTTGCACTTGCGCGGCAGATTTTTGGCGGTTGTGCTGGGGAGTATCTTTTGCAGCTTCCCCTTGCCGCATACTGGACAGATCACCCATCCGTCCTTCACGTTCAGTTTACCACAGCTTTTTTCATTTTGCAACCTTGTCAACCTCTTTTCTTTTAAAATGAGAGAAGATATAGTTACCCCCAAGACCGAAAAGAATAGAAAAGCCTATTCTTTCTTCCTGCGTTTTCGTTTTGCCCGGGGCCGTTTCTTCCTGGGAGAATATGGTAGCATATACTTCATCCAGCACCACTCTCCGTATCCGTTGGTTTCCGGCCCGGTCTTGGAGACGGCCAGCGCCTCCGGCGGCGGAGCCAGGGTCAGGCTGTCGGGGATCTCCATGGTCTCCGGCTCCGAACGGACCAGACCCAGGGACGGCGTCCAGGTCCGCTCCCCCACTCTGGGGTGTCCCCACTCCCGGGGCTCCTTGGTGAGATAACTGGCCAGATCCTCATAGGTGTGGTCCTTGTCAAAGACCAGCCGCCGCAGTTCGATGTCTCCAAAGCTCCACAGCCGCCGAAGCTCCTCCAGATCCTCCCCGGTGGAGTTAATGACCAGGTGGTGGTGGATCCGGCCGCCGGGATAACAGCCCTCCGTTACATAGATATAACGGAGGGGCTGCCCCCTGGCCTTCCGGGCCGCCCGGAGCTTGGACAGCACCCCCCGCAGGCGGCGCATTGCCCGGTCCCGGTTTTCCGGCAGATGCTTGTCGTCATAAGTAGTGGTGAGGAACAGGTCCCCGTTGTCAAAGTTATCCGCCAGAGTTCGCTCCAGCTTCTGCACCGACGTGCGGAAATTCAGCTTTTCCCGGGCCAGGGTGCTGGCCTTCTGCTTCTGTGCCCGGGCCTTGGGGGAGTCTCCGGCAGCCGGCGCGGTGTAGAGGACCTCATAGACCATCCGGCCAGCGCGGATGCGCTTCAGGATTTTTGGCATTTATTTCGCTGCCTCCTTCGAAATGGAACCGCATATCCGGTTTTCTTTTTGATATGGGACAGATATACGCTGATTTGCTGCTCGGTTGTATCCAGTACCTCGGCTATCTGATTTACCGTCAGATCCTCCCAGTCCCCCTCCATAATGGACCAGATCAGCGTACCCTCCCGGAATGGATTTTCAGGCTTCATGTTCGATCCCCTCCATTAACTGCTTATAGCTGGTCCCAACCAGCCCAGGGGACTGGTCGGAATCGGTTCCCTTAAAATGTGCCTGCGGATGGCGTGGGCGCATAAACTCAATCATGGCGAAATTGGCCACATCCACAAGGTGCTCTGTGTTCCCGCTTTCCCGGTACAGCGCCAGCCGCTGATCCAGGCACGCCACCGCATCGGCCAGCTCTGGATATGTATCACAAATCCAGCCGTATTTGTAGTGAGAGGTTAAAATCCTGTTCTTCATCAGTTGGATAAACTCTTCTGAAAAATCTCGGGCAAGAATTTTATCCGTGCTGTCCATGCAATTCCTCCTATTGACTTTTCCTTCCCGCACCTGGAACGCGTCGCCCAGTTGAATTGTGTCCGGGAAATTGTGCTGTGTGGTCTGACCCATAATCGGGCATATTTTTTCAAACTCATTCATGAAAGTACCTCCTGTCAGATTCTGTTTCCTCACGCCGCCGGGTGCCGGCCCTTTTCGTCCTGCCGGCACCCGGTCCGGATCCAGGCCAGCCACTTGTGCTCAAATTCCCATACCTCGTCCGTCCGAGCGCAATTTTTAAGGCCTCGGTTTTGCCGTACCTCCAGGCTTCTTTCGTTCAGCTCCAGCGTAAAATATGATTCTTTTGGAGCCGACACACGGCGGATGAAGAAAATGGCGGTTCTTCCCTCGGCGTAATCCTTGGCGTAAGTGCCCACGCAGTGATGCAGGACATTTCCCTCGTCCGCCAGCTCCTTCCTGCTCCTGGCCGGACGAATCAGAAGACCGTCCGCCTGGAAGCTGTATTTTCGCAGCTGCTTCCGGCGCACCCGGAAATTCACGTCCAGCTGCTTGCACTCGCAAGCTTTCGCAAGCGGTATCATTGTGTCGTGAGCCAGGACAAGGTCGTCGGGGAACCGCACCTGGGTGTCGTTCAGATTCCGGCCGGCTATTTCCGCCATGCGCCAATAGTCCAGCAGATACGCCGCGTCGACGATGTCGTAAGGCTGCGGGTCCTGGCCCTCCGCCTC